TTTTAAACGAGTGAAGGTTGCGTCTTTGATATAGCCAGCCGGTCCGTTATTTCTTTTAGGAGTAAATTCCGGTCCTGCAACGAAAGGATGCCTGTGGCGTAGTACTGCAATAGTTTGCTCAAGCTCTTTTCTGAGAGATGATGCAAGTTTCCATGCAGCGATTGTGTCAAAGTACCATCCATGTATTTCTTGTTGAGTAAGGATTTTTGCTACTTCGTGTTCAAGTAAGACCCATTCAGGTAGCTGTGGAAGTGGTCGCATAATTTGGTGGTTACTTTTACGTCTTGTATGCAGTAGTCCTGCATTTCTTGTGACCAGTTTTGCCAGTCAGAGTCTTTACCAAATGACCCCTTAAATTCTTTTAGTCTGTAGCCGTAGCTTTCAAGACTATGTCTACCCCACATGTGTGACGGCATTTGATCGAACCTACCTTTGTACTTACCTTTCTGCTCTGGACCACGGTCAATGTCTAATAAATTAGTGTGGTACAAACGTGAAAGAAGTAATGTATCTACAACCAAGGCGGTGGGCTTGAACCACGGATAGATCTTCTGAAGTACAGGTATGTCGTAGCCGAGGACATTATGGCCGCAAATAACTTTGGCATCTTCAAGTACTTGTACACCGCGACTAATTGGTTCAACATTCCCTTGGTCGTTATAACAAAGGGTTTGATCAGTTTCTGAGTCGTAGATGACAAGACAGTGAACACAGGTAACATCATTAAATAAACCGTCACTTTCTAGATCGAATACCAGCATTGTGCCATTTGTATGTTTTATCTACGAACTGAGCACGTTTAATAGCCTCAGTCGTAGGAGGATTAGGCTTCAAAAGGATTGCCTGCGTCGAACTCTTTTTCGATGGGTGATTCATTAAATTTGCAAGTATTAAGGTCGTAGTTCAGTAGACATGCTTCGCCAACTTCGCCTGAATAGCGGTTCTTAAGGACGCGCACAGTCGTTCCATCTCGTTCAGATCCACTCTGCTGATCTCGTTCGAGTGCAATAACCGCATCGCTAAGCTGACCGATACTTCTAGAGCCTCGAAGGCTTCGGAGTTGCACTCGGCCACCCTCTTCATGTGATTGTCCATTAGGCGGTGTTGTTGTATGACATACAAGAAATAGTGCGATGCCAGTACGTTCCACTAATGAACGCAGCTTGGTCATTGTTGTGTCGATCATTCGACGTTCATCCCCTTCAAGACCTGATAACAGGATTGATAGGTGATCAAGGAAGATGACCTTTGTATCTAAACCAGCCGCCATATATTCAATGCGGTTGTAGATATGGTCAGGGTCATAGCTTCCAAACCCATCAAAGAGATGTAGGTTCCATTTAGCTATGGTGTTATCAAAGATCTCTGTTAGCTCGCTTCGTTGTTGCTCTCCGAGGTGTAGAGATTTACCGCAGGCGTTGGACATAAGTCCGAGAGATGTATTACGCATGGATTCTTCAAGTGCCAGAAAACCAACCCGTTCTCCTTTAGCAAGAAGGTCAGCTGCGATTGAACGACAGAAGGAGCTTTTTCCGATTCCAGACCCCGCAGTAATTGTGACAAGCTCCCCATACCGGATCCCGTGTAGCTTTTCTTGTAATCCTTGAAATGGGTAGTCATGATCTGATGGTGGCGATGGTGTAGTGATTAAATCAAGGAGTGTCTTTGCATCGACAATCCCATCTGGTTGATACTTCGTATGGTCGTAATTACATACAGCCCTGATAGCTTCCGTGTCACCAGCCTGTAGCGCGTCTGAGGCATCCTTGTAATCCTCTAGAAAGCCGATGAAAGTCTTGCCAGGTGGTAGTACACCAGCAGCGTCTTTGGCAGCCTTCTTGCCTGCTGAGTCGTTATCAAAGAACAGGACAACTTTGTCGTAGTAATTGATCCATTCATAGTTATTTTGAATGGCTTTCTTGGCAGCAGCAGCACCATTTGGGATAGAAACTACACACCAATTTGGCTGCGCTTCCCAGACAGACATGGCGTCCATCTCACCTTCTACGATAACTAACTTCTGATCCTTATTAGTTGTTTTGTGACGGTAGTTCTGCATCCCAAACAGGGACTTGACCTCACCTTCACACTTAAACTCTTTACCTTGAGTTCTTACTTTTGCTCCGACAACTTTTCCAGAGCTGTCGAAATAATAGTGGCGTAAGACCTCTCCATCTTTGTAGGTTTTAAAGTGTTCGCATGTTTTTTGTGAGATTCCTCTCGATTGCAACCGTCCGGCTGAACCTCGTAGTTGTACATCTTGCACGTGTTTGGTGAGTGTGGATTGGGTGTTGTCGCCATACGTTCTTGTACGACATCTAAAACAAAAGGTGTGGCCGTCGGAATACAAACTATTTGCATCTGACGAACCACACACTGGACATGGAATATGTTCTACGAACTCATTCTCTACATGAACCATTCGATTGGTATTGTTGTGAATGAAGTCCAAGGTATGCCTAACTTCTCGCAGTATTGTGCATACGTTGTCTTAGACTTCTTAGATATAGTGTTATAAGGTGCTTGAAATATCATCCGTAAATCTAATTCAGGATGTTGCTGCACAATATTCTTGATTTTTCGTCTGTCGTTACTGTCCCAATAGCCTTTGCACTCCAGCAGTACCCCGCTAGGCAATATAAAATCAGGAGTGTAATTGTGCATAATTGTATAAGGTACCTTAGTAGACTCATACTCATACTTCACTCCTAACTCAACCATTAGATCAGCAACCTTTTCCTCAAGGCCAGATCTGAATGCCATTAGAAATCAAGATCTTCTTCATCAGAAGGAGGTACAACTACAGAAGGTTCATTTGCTTTATAACCTTTCGTTGTACCAAAGACACCTGCAATATCTTCAATAGAATCTCCTATATCAACACCAGCCTTAGTTGACAACGAGACAACCTGAACGCCTTGAAGTTTCAGGCTAGTACCATAAGTAACCTTATCTTGTAGGATGTATGGCTTTTGATAGAAGGCTACTTTAACTGTTGATCCCGAATAGATTGGTGTATCGGTATCTACAATTGGTGTCCCTTCAGTATCGACAACACCTGGCTTGTTATCTTCCCTCCAAGCAAACTTAAGGATGTACTTACCTTCAGCTACCTCTTCCCAAGGTTCGAGTTTAAGTAAACCTCGCTTAGGATTAGATAGCTTAGATTCAGCCCATTTCAATAGTTCTGGCCTTTCTTTTTCAAGCTGATCAACAATCGATTGATCAACTAGTGCTCTGAGGTTATACCCTCCAAATTTACCTGGCTGCATTACTGCTTGGAACCCTTCAAGAACGACAGGGTTAGGTGTAACAATTGTGTTTCTAGCCATTAACAAAAAAAATAGGTGGAATAAATCACTGACTCCGGCTTAAGAGTGCCAATGATTGGTGGTTCAGTCTCTGCTCCGATTTGTTGAGCAAAGGATGTTAAGTAATCTTGTTCAGCAAACAAGTGCATGTATGTTTCACGCACGATGTCTGACAAGACAGACATGTCAGTAGCACGACATAGAACTGAGTCATGTATAAGTGCTATTGGAGCAGAGAATCTTAGTGCCGATAGATGTAAAAGTGAGGCATCGAGTGAATGAATTAGATTAGGACTAGTCGCATTTTTATGATGCTGTTTGTCTACCTTGTCACTATCTCCTATCGCTACTTTAATCTTACAGTCACCAAGTAATTGAAGCTTAAGTGTCTGACACTCGGACTTCATTAGCTTCTGTATGACTACAAACCCAGACGGTGTACACCATTTAATTTGGTCACAACCTCGGTCAATAGCCTTCGCAACTTCTTTCTCAATCCATGCCATTACTTTCATAGGACCAGGAACAATGACATTCATTGCATCCCTTACTGCTTTGACAGTTGCAGTTAGATCCTCTTTATCAACTTCAACACCTTTCTCAAGCAATGCTTCACGTATGTAACCACGATTTGAGAAGGGTTTTGCATTGTATGGAACAGTCATAACTGTTCTTTTGGTCGTCTTCCTATCCATGTATGGTTTGATACACTCAGGTACATTTGGTTTAGCTTCTTCAGCTATTACCTTGTATGCATCTTGA